AAGATATTAAGATGTTTAACATCTCACCTTTGGGATGGAATAAAGAGCCAAAATACGAGTTTAAGGAACACTTAGATAAGGAGAATAGATTTGGCTTCACCGACAATCAAAGACTCGAAGCAAGGCTTAATTTAGCCGTTATGGAGGGTCTTGTAACACCATCGGGAGAGTTCATGGAAATCAATGATAAGATTGACTTTGAAAGCGAGATTGACTACAGGATTTTAAACTATGAAGACAAGGCAAGGGAGGTCTTAATGCAATTGTAATTATGATAACTATCCCTGTTTCAATTATTACAGTACAATTATTTATACTCCTTTTGCAAGCAATTATTTCCGTAAATGCTTATGTAAAAAAGAGTTATTTATTAGCCTGTATCGCCAGCTTTGGCTTAGGATTTTCAATCATGTCAATCATTGATGAGTTCAAGACAGTTGTTGATAAGTTGTGAATAAAAACGCCCTCTATAATGTTTAGAGGGCGTTTTTATTATTTGAACCTTTGATTTTTGACTTCTATTTGACTATTCAGATTCTTGTAGTAAGTCCTGATTCCACCTTTGTCTACATACACAACTGGACTCATCTTCTTAGAAACCTCCTTCGCTAAACTCCTTATTTCTCCACTAAGTTTATCAAAGTTTCCAATTCCATTGGCTTGTACCTTTTGGATTACAAAAGGATTCATCTGTGGAGTAACTTGGTTTACAACTCCAATCTTAAAGTTNTCAATTACTTCTTGNCGTGTTGGTCTCTTACCAAATACTGTCTCCATTTGAGTCATATCTGCCTTAGAAAATACTGCCTCCTGTGGATGGAGAATTGCTTGCCANCCTCCTTTATTGTCTACTACTCTTTGACCTTTTAAAGCTACTGAAGTGTCATCAGTTCCTTTTTCAAAGCCTATTGTATTCAATCCATTTATAGGAATAGTTATTGGATTAGTGCCAGAGTTGGTTTTAATTTGCTTNAANAGNTCATTTACTGCATTTAATTCTTGTGCTAATTTTTTATAAGCATCAGAGCCTTTTGCGGTCGTATCTTCCATAGCCTTAGTTATATCTTCAGAATATATTTTAAGCAATTCTGTTAATATTTTAAAACTTGTAGCAATATCAGCATTTTTCTTATTTTCTAAAGCTAACAATGCAGCATCATTATCTGACTTTGCAGTTATTCTATCTGCATCCCTTACTGCCTCTGCCTCTTTTTCATCTTTTATTTTCTTTGCTCCAGCTGCTGCTATAGCTATATTCTTTTGTTTTTCTCTTTCAATTTCTTTTCCAGCAAATACAATAGCAGCCAATTCCAAATTCTCTCTAATAGTTTTTTGAATTGTTTCGGTAGCAGTATATTCTTTTCTCTTTTGACCTTCAGAGTTTACTATAAATGTTAATTCATCATTGTACCAGCCTTGTAATTTTGCCAATTGCTCATCACGAGCCTTTATTGAATCATTGATAGCTTTAATTTCTGCTTCAGACATATCAGCAGTTATAGCTTTAGATGCCAAAGGAAATGCTTGTTCTATCTGAAGTCTTTTAGCTGCAAACTCTGCTCTTACACTTGATAATGAAGCCTCATTAGTTATCAACGCCTCTAATTGTGCAGAACCTGCTGCTGTTATATCGAGCGTTTCTTTATTATATTTCTGAGAACTTTTTATAGATTCATAATCATAAATTTTATTTATTGATGCTACTTGTGCATTATAAGCATCATCAATACTTTTTAATGTATCTTGATATGTTTTATCTATTGATTCTTTTCTTTTTGCATACAACTCATTCTCTTTGCTAACAGCTGTTTCATAAGTTTTTTGAATCTGTTGCCCACGAGTTATTTCTGCTTGTATTAATTCATCTACTGAACGACCACTCAACTCAATTATTAATCTCCATGAATCTAATGATGTATTTACTCCTAAAAGATTACCAAAATCAAATGCTGGAATGTTTAATATACTCTCTGATAAACTTTTTACTGAAGAAGATAGATTCCATAAGTTTTTCATTGCAGCATCTAATCCTAAATCATCTGATAATGTTGTACGAATTGTTCCTGTTCCTACTTTTATGTCACCATAGGCTTCTCTAATATCATCAAGCCTTGACAATAATTTATCTACTCCCTTTTCTACCACAGATAAATAATCATTTAACTCATTGGTTGCTTTTTCTAATATAGCTGCATTTAATCTTTCTGTATTTTGCCCTAGTGTTTTTACACTATTATATATAAATGAAATACCAGTAAATACCGCAGATAATATATCTCCTTTAACTAAAGAATCAGCTATAGATGATATTGCTGAAATGCCTTGTTTTGCTATTCCTACTATTGCTTTTTGGTTTTCTAATTGTGCCTTAGTAACTACATCTGTTGTTTTAGACATAGACTCATCGAATGATGAGTTTAGTGCATCGAGAAAAGCATCAGCAACCTTTAATGTAAATTCAAAGGCTTTCTTTTCTTTTTTTGCTTGTTCTTCTAACTCGTCACTTTTTTTCTCTGTAAGGAACTTAGCTAATTCTATCTTTAAACGTGTTATTTCTTGCTCTAACTTTAATATTATCCCCTCTTGAGTCTTATATTCTTCTGTATTTTCTTTTTTAAGAAGTGCCATCTTAGCAAGTTTCATCTTTTCTGCAAAGATTTGCTTTTCTATTGATGCTTGATTTTCTCTTAATATACTTTCATTTTCTTTGTTTTGTATATCTATAATCTCCTTAGAGTTTTTAGCCTTAGAAATTGCTTGCAAAATCCTAAGTTTATCCATTAATTTGTACTTATCTTCTTCAAGTTTTATAGTCTCTTTGGCATTATCTTCATCAAGTTTTTTTAATTTTTCTGAATCTTTTTCTGCTCTTTTTAATTTGTTTTCTTCTATATCTGCAAGTGCCTTATCAATTCCTTTACTAAAATCAACCCATTTTTCTCTACTTTCAATATCTTTTTTATCATACTCTCTTGTTAAATTTGCAGAATCTTCTCTATATTTATTTTCTATTTTTTGCAATTCTTTTACCTTAATAGTTTGACTTCCTTTCGCATTATTAACCCTTAATTCATCATATTCTTTCTCTAAATCAAGAATTTTTTGTTGATTTTCACGAGTCTTTTGTTCTGCCCTAAGAGCGTTTGCTTGGTCTAATATAGCTTTTTGCTTATCAGTATCAGTTTTGTATTTCAAAGCTATCTCTTTACCACTCTTTCCACCTTCTTCTGCTATTTTATTAGTATTCTCATTAGACCTATAACCAAACTCTTTATCAAGTGCAATTATTGCATCAGTAAATTGTTTTTTTGTTTCAAATTCTTTATTTTGCCATTTTTTTATAATTGCGTCTTTCCTTACTTGATAATCTTCTCGTAGTGTCAATGTATAATCATCACTAACTTTTTGAAGCAATAAATTGTATTGATTATCTTGAGCAATTAACTTATTTAATTTATCATTACTTTGTTTTTTAGAATTTTGGGATAATAATTCAGCCCCTAATTGTTCGGTATATTCATCTTGAAATCCTTTTTTCTTTAATTCTATTTGCTTTGCTTGATAAGCCTTTTCATTATCTAATCTCTGTTGATTTGCAATTTGCTCCTCAGCTATTTGTAATTTAACATCAGCAACTTTATCAGCAACTTTCGTTGCTAATTTTTCTTGTGCCATCAACTTTATCTTTCTAACCATTTCATTATTAGCAAAAAATAAAGCCTTCCTAACATCTTCGTGGCTTGCCGTTTCTGCATCTAAGTTTCCAAAATATTCTGGGTATTTTTTAATTAACTGACCAATTTGTAATTTGTAACCCTCAGTTCCTTCAGCTAAACCAAGAACACTCTTAGCAGTTGCATTTAATTGAGCTTGTTTTGATATTAATCCTTTTACCTCTGAATCATTGGCTTTTACATTTTGAAGAGTAAATTCTTTTGCTTCATCTATTTGACTACTATATAACTGATATGCTGCGTATGCAACACCTAATAACCCGATAACTATTCCTATTGGGTTTGCTTTTGTTGATGCGTTAAAGGCTGTAGCAGCAGCAGCTGCCTCTGTTTCAGCAGCAGTTAAAACATTATAAGAACCTGTAAGAGCTATATTTTGTAAAATAGCTCTTCCTTTTAAAATTAATGATACTTGTTGAATAGATACCCAAGCTGCATTTGCAACACGAGATAAATAGAAAGAAGCTGCAAGAGTACTTAATGCTTGAACATAATTTATAGTTTTTTTAGTTGCTTCTTCTGTGCCAAATAATGATTTTAGTAAATTTGAGCCAAAATCAATTACACTTTTTGCTATATCATTAAATTGATTTCCAATATTAGCTAATGCAAAGAATGTAGACTCCTTTAATTTATCAATACGACCTTGAACCGTATTTGCCATAATTTCCATTGAGCCAGCAAATATACCACCCTCTTTGCCAGCGGATAAAATTGCTTTTTGAAACATTTCAAAACTTACTTTCCCGTCTTTAATATCTTTTTGTAATTCTTGAACAGACTTCCCAGTTTGTTGAGACATTACTGCAAGTAATGGGAATCCTGTCTCAGTAATTTGACGAACCTCAGTACCCATTAATCGACCAGTAGCTTGAACTTGAGAGAATGCATATATTAATCTTCCAAGTCTATTCTCACCACCAAGTGCAGCAGCACTATTCCCAAGAGATTCAAGAATTATTGGTATTTCTCTTCCTATGGTTTCACTTGATGCACCAGCAGCTTTAAATGAACCCACTAATTGGCTTGAAGATTTAATTACTTGCTCAAAATTTAATGGAGTTTCTACTGTAAACTTTTTTAAGTCTTCTACAAGTTTATTTCCATATTCTCTTCCTAACAAGTTTTTCATTGATAGTCCGAAAGACTCTACTTTAGACTGTGCTTCAACCATCTGTTGAGCAAACGAACCTACAGAGAATGCCCCAAATAATCCTATTAACTGTGAACGTATGCCTGTTAAAGAAGTAAGGACTGAAAATAGTCCATCAGATGCTTTTTGAGCATTATTAGTTTCTTGAGACTTGTTTTTTAGTTGTGCATTATATAGATTTATGTTTCTTATTTGCTGACTATAAGCTGCTCTACTTGCAGCATCAGCTACTTTTATGGCATTAAGCTCTGCTTGTGTTTCAGCTTGAACGTTAGCAATTTTATTTAATCTCCTCCTTTCACTTCTAGCATTGCGTTCTGTTTCAGCCGTTTTTTCAGCATTTAATACTGAGTTTATTTGCTCTTTTTGAACATTAGCAGAATCTCTTGCAGCAGAGGCAACTGCTGCAAGACTTAACTGTATTTGAGAAAGTTGTTTAGTTAGGTCAATAAATCCTTGTAAATTTACTTCAGTATTTAACCTAATATTATCTGCTAAATTTGCCATTTTATTTGTGTGGTTCTAATGCTTTGTTGTGTGCTTCTATTTCCTCGTTTACGAGTTCTGTATAGTTGAGATAATCGAGAATACTTTGGTGTTCGATTTCTTTTTGACTAAGTTTAATATACTTCGATATATTTTTACAGGACTCAACGAACTTTCTCCAAACTTTAGCGTTTCCAAGAGCCTTTTCGTTTTTAAAATATCGAATGTCAGTAGGTCTTGGTCTGACTTGTATAGATTCATCTCTTCGGGTGTCATCGTCTCCTTTGCCCAATACGGTGTAAAATCCATTAATCGTTGAAGCCAATCCATTGAAGGCAGTGATGAAAGTTTCCAAAAAAAAACCGTAAATTCATCGCCATTTGGAGCGTCCATAGCTGCTTGGAATATCTTAATCTTCTCAGAGTTATGCTCTAAATCTACTGTATATGGATTCTCATTCTGTGTCATAATTGCCAGAGAACAAGCCTCTAACATTGCTCCTACGTAATTGAAATTCCTTTTATGCTCTTCATATAATCTAAGGGTAACTAATGCCTCATCGAGCTTTGTACTTACTA